ACATGAAAAAAGGCACTCGATTCGCAGAATCGATTATGCTGGAGAAAAGGGTTGTACCAGGATAAACTTCGCTCGGCAATCACAAGATGCCGAAGAGTCTCAGGAATGTCTTTCGGGATTTTCGCATTCACGGCCATAAATCGTAAATGGGCCAGATCTTTCCCGGAAAGTGTTTCATAACATTCTGGAACCAGAAATTTATGAAAGACTACGTATAAGGTAAAGCTCATTCTCTATCGCTGAGTGCTACCAATATCTTTAGGTCATACCTGCGCCATCCCAGCACATACAAAAGGCATCTGCCAAGTCAGACTTTTTGGTGTGCGCCTTGAATCTGGTGAGCCAGGTCGCCCCGTCAACAACCTTATCCTTTTCCAAGGTCTGTGCGACCTTGGCCTCAGAAGCATCCTTTCGAGATTTGTATCCTGCATCCCCCGACTCGAGACCCTGAATCTTCTTTCCCGCATGAACCAGCCGCATACTAGGTGGCCCAGGCTGTAGCATGTCTCTCAGTGTCGCAAAAAGTAGAATCTGAACAGACTTCATCGTGGGATTCTTTAGCACCGGCTGATTCTCCAATAGAATGTGGGTGGCTTGTCTAAAGGCGTCGAGATTTGTTTGGACCAACGTGCGAATAGCATCATGGATGGTGGATAACTCGACTTCAAGGGCCTTGCGCATCTTTGGAACCACAATCGGAAGAGAGAATGTTCGTTCAAGTTCTGTAATAAAGGCCGCCTTGGTTCCTGAGCGGATCAGAGGCGCACAGCGCCTCAGTGTTTTCATGTCTGGGATTTTCCGGAAGGGGGTGTTTCCACTAATATCTTTAAAGGGGGGGTGAGATGCCGGGCAATGACGCAGACAGGTGCCACCGGTATCAACCGGGTTTCGAAAGGTTGCTGGATGGGAGCAGCGGCAACATGGGGCCTTTTTCGTCTTTACCTCTGCGCCCTGACCAGTAAGCAGGTCATAGTTTTGCCACCCGAGAATCTGGGGCTTTGCTTCATTCGTGCGAAGCAGGCACCAGGCGAGATTTCGGATTCCAATATCAAATGCGAGAATCGTCTTCGGTTCTGACATTTACTATTCAATAGTGTTCTATCTGCTTAGACCCCGCCTATCGCAGTTCAACCTGTGGACTGTCGGCCAAGATGGGCCCACCTCTAGGAGTATTACGGCCGCCCTCGTACTGCGTTGTCAGCGAAGTGTTCGACTTTGGCTGGACCGAGATAGTTCTGGGATCCCAGGTTCCAAAGAGTTCGGGAAGATCATCAGGCGCCCGTTCAATCCCAATGCCACCAGCGAGCATCGTGGGTGTCCGTATACATTCACTCCGAGTACACTCTACAAGACCTGCCGGGGGTGGCACAACAGATGCGTCGAGACCGTAGATTGCGCCAGTCTGGTAAGAAAGACGTTCACGGCTAACTCGGATAAGCTCCTCTGCATTGCGGGTCATCCAGCCCTTTGTCGCAAACTGTTTTCCCTCCGGAATATTCTGGGAACAATGATTCTTATAGCTTGTTACCAGACGACCATCCGACATGGGTGCCGCCCACCCTGGGAATCGGATGTCTTGTGTGGGCCCTTCAGAATACGCCTTTCGCTGATTGATGTCAAAGGGGTTTGCGGTATTAGCGTTGGCGAAGAAGTTGGGCTGTGTTGGTAGGCGAAAAAGTCTAGCGTCCATGAACTCTGTTGTAGTATTAGGTTTACATACTGTTCAGATTTACTGATCCAGACTTTCATTCTGTCCCATATCCACAGCTGTAAGCCCGTCCAAAGAAGAACCAGACTGTTGACCAGTGGACCCAGAGACATTCTCTGCTCCTGTTGCTAAGGCCTCATTCTGTGTAGGGTCAACACGACGCAACAGGCTGATAACCTCTGCCTTCCCCAAGCTGCGCTTCACACGGATACCCTTGGACTCGGCAAGGCTCACAAGCTCGGCACGGGTCATGGAATCGAGGCTCTGCTTCGTAGAGACTTCTGTAGCAGAAGGCGCAACCTGCTCAGCCTCGAATGACTCGAGTACAGCATCAGCAGTCTGACCCTCCTCCACAACCTCCGCTGCATCATGGGCCTGTTCAAGAATAGAACTATAGAAGCTCTCCTCAGGAATGGCCTCTGCGTCGGGAGAGTTTGCTGGAACCGGAGAAGGCAGAGGAACGCCGGGAGTCATTGCTATAGGCGCAGGTGGTTGACTCATATGCTCCATCATCAGGGAATCCATCGCAACTCTTACGTCAACCAGAATGGACTCCATGACGACAAACTTCTTCTCCAGGAAGCTCATGCGAACATACATGTAGAAGCAGGCAGCCCCGCACAACAGAAGCACAATAAGCCCGATAATGAGGGATTCGCTGGACATCCTTATTTCTGAGTAGCGTTGAGACTTTGCTGCTCGGAGTTAGACCGCGCCACATATCTTGCAAGGCCAAACTTCTCCCAGACTTTGTGTACACTGCTTACCTTACAGACGCCCTGTTGAACTCCGTAGGAGTATTCGATTTCGCCTTTCTCTAGCTGTTTCGCATCGCAGCAAATGGCTTGAACATTCTTAGGTGCAGCTGATACAAGAGGAAAGAGGTGTGTACTTACAATCGAAAATGTCTGCGTTTTCTTCCACAGACGATCCAGGAACTGGATGGCGCTCCGCTCAGAGTCAGGGGGATTTGTGCTATGAAATAGTTCATCAAAGAGAATCAGACCAGGGCCATCCATGTCTGCGGCCCGAACCGTATCGGCCGCAAACTTCACTTCAGTCTCGAACATAGAGAACTTCCCTGGTGTATCACGAAGCTGTAGACCGGAAGCAATCCATACAAATCGTGGCATGTATGCGTCTTTCGCTGGCGCAAAGCCGAATGCATGACCAATAAGCACAGATTGGAGTACCGCCCGCAGAAAAGACGATTTGCCACCCCCATTTGGCCCGGTAAGAATCGCATGAGGTTGTGCAGAAAGTTCAATCGAGGAGCTCACTGCATTCTCGACAGTCAGAGAAATATCGGAGCATTCTGTAAGAATGAATCTGTCTTTCGCAAAGGTTACAGGATAAAGAAGAGGGCTTTCCGCTATCCTCCACATTGTCTCCAGATGAGCAAGATCACGAAACACCATTTGAATATTTGCTGGGTTATCCTGAATGGAGATAAATGCCATTCGAATATCAGTGTCAGAAAAATGCTCTAAAGAATAACTGAGCTTCACATGAATCCCGTTGAATGTGTCAATATCTGCTCGGAACTGTTGAAGAAGGGTTCGGACCTCCAGAATCTGTTTACCAAGTTTGATACAGATCGCATCCGTCTTGTAGAGATGCATCGCATTCTGTATGGGCTGTATCATACTCTGCGCAAAAGTAAAGATAAACATGGCATATTGAACGATGGTTTTGAGCGTAAGTGGTTCTGCTACTGGGCTTGCGCCCATCGGGGGAATAGCAAGATTTCCAGTAAAGATGTGCTGGACAATGTGCATGTATTGCTCTTGGGTAATGGGGAGTGCGTAAACGAAGCGTAAAAGAAGATAGGGGAGAATCCACATGACGATTGGAAAGCATATACTCAGCGCAGGAACAAGCCAAATCTTAAAGAGGGATATGGCGAACAACAGCCAGGGAATGTGATTCAGAGGTTTTAATACCTCATGCTGAAAAGACAGCTGCGCAATCGCATCATCTTCGAGAGAATCCTTTTCTTTTCCATCACGCTTAAAGAAGGGGAGTATATCTTTCTCTATTTCTGCAAGACGTTCAAATCGCTTCGTCCAGGTGGATGAAAACTGGGAGGTCCTGGACCGTAGATATAAAATAGTCTGTTGGCGGCCCATAAGCATTTTGGGGTGGGTCAGGGTGGATGCTGCAAGAGTTTTCGTGAGGTCGGAGGAAGATCCTTGAAGCACACACCCCAGTCTTGCGGATAATGCCTGAAGGTTCGCATCTTCAACCATCTTATGGCCGGCGAGCATCGTTTCCTTCGCACTCCGTTTCATTATCTTTTAGAGTCACGCAAAGTTAGTACGTTTTCTAAGCGCAGAAAAATTACACATGTGTAAGAGCTTAAGGTCAAGTAGCAAAATCTATTAGCAGGATGTCCTCCGTAGCAGTACAAACCATTCAAGAGATTCTATCTCAGCAGAAAACGGTACCGAGGCCTTCAGCAGCAATCTGTAGCATCATAGCCAGTTTAAAGGATTTATGTGAGATCAGTTCGCCACATGTAGAATGGCGGCGTCAAGCGCAGGCAAGTCCTGTTGGAGGTGGCAGACCAATGTTTCGTAATCAGAACTCGTCTCCTCAAGCCTTTACACGAACTGGATCATCCTTCTCGCTAGGTTCGACTGGTTCTGAATCACCTTCTGCTGCTTGTTCTGCGTCTACGCCCAACCCCGCAGCTTCTCCAACCGTAAGAAGGGGTGGTGCGAATCCAAGATATCAGTCCCAGTTTAAGAATACCAGTCAACCCGTTGAAGATAAAATTCTGAATAACATTATCTTGTCAAAGTTGAACAAGTTTTGTCCCACGACCTATATTGATATTCGTGAGTTTCTCTATCAAATCCTGGGTTCAGGTGACGCTAATCTGTCGGAGATGACTCGCCAGTTCATGCTTCTGGTGTTTAAGAAGGCTGCGGCCGAGGAAATCTATTGCGGCCTGTATGCTAAGCTTCTATCCGAAATTTCGCAGCGATACGAGGTCATTCTGCTTGAAATGCACAAGCTCCAGGAAAACTATTTATCCATCTTTGACGAGGTTCAGCAGAAAGAGGCCGACGAAGAGTACAATACCTTTATCGAGAAGAATATTGAAAAGAAGTACCGGTGCGGCTACAGCCAGTTTATTGCGGAGCTCTCAAAGTTTGAAATCATTAACCTGTCTTGCTTGGAAAACATATTCAAACGCATCTTTGAGTGTATTCAGGTGAATGCTGTAGTAGCGAATAAGGAGACTCTGATTGAAGAGTACATTGACTGCCTGTTACGCATGTCGCATGTGTTTAAAAAGGGGATTTCACCCTTTATTGTCTCGGCACGGAAGAGTTTAATCACTCTTTGCGGTGCAAGCATAGAGGATATTCTTTCAAAAAACAAGGCGCATGTAAGCGTTTCTCCAAAGTCACGATTTATCCTTATGGATGTTAAAGATAATCTAATGGGGTAATAGAAGAATGGCTAAGACCAGAAAAGTGCGGTCAAGTACAGGCCTGTTTAGTACGCTCTGGAGTCCATTTAAACATATTTTTATGGCATCAGGCGAGTCTGCGCAGAAACTGGGCACCACTGCAGGAAAAGTTATTAATGAGAGTCTTAAGGGAGTGGAGGGGGTTGGCAACTCCTTTGCTCGCCATACCAATCAGGCTATCGGTGGAATAAGCAAAAAGGTGGGTAACTCTACACGGCGTCTAATAGGTCGTAAGAGGAAGTAGGGGTTGCTCATTGGCCCCGCAAAAATTTACACGGCCCCCGCTTTATTTCCCTAGTATAGAATGCCCAAGTTTAGTTCAAGCAAGCAGCAGCAGCAGCAGCCAAAGAAGGAGTCTGCCGAGCAGGGACAGGGAAAGGTCCCGGCTCGGAAGAAGCCAATGGCAAAGAAGCGTGGTGGCGGCGCACAAGATGATGACGACAGTGTCGATAGTCGAGGGAATATCCGTGGCCTCATTGCATATGATGATGAGGAGAGTTGGGAGGATCAGGAGGAGGATACCCCCAGTGACGAGAGTCGTCTTACACCCAAGCAGCGTCGTAATCTGCGCAGGGCAGCAAACCGTAAGGCTGCTTCACCTAAGAAGCTGCGCAAGGTCGCAGCAGTGTCTGATGAGTCAAGTGAGGAGGAGTCTGTTGCGCCAAAGAAGAAGGGATTTGTGCCAAAGAAGCGTCGTGTGGAGGAGGAAGAGGAGGATGAGGAGGATGAGGACTACGACGAGGATGAGGATTACGATGATGACGAGGACTACGACGAGGACGATGATGAGTCTGGCCACGGTGGTCTCGTTATCAGCTTCGGTGCAGCAGAGGAGCCTGAGAACCGTATGATTCCTAAGCGTCACAATATGAAGAAGGAGTCGGCGAATGTGAAGAAGTTTGTGGAGTTGATTACCAAGCCCCAGGATGAGGGTGGGATTGATGAGCAGATTGATGAGTTCAAGCGCCTGACCAGCGAGAAGCAGAATGAGCTTCTGGTTACTCTCGACCGCAAGGTTACAGCAGATTCCAAGTCACAGTCAATGATGTTTAAGATTCTGGACATGAAGCTCACGCCCGAGACGCAGTCCATGGTCTTGGCCAAGTACAATGCGCTTCAGAGTCTGGACCCTGGTTCTGGCGAGTATTTCAAGCAGCGGGCGTGGCTGGAGAAGTTCTCTTCTCTACCCCTGGGCCTGTATCGTGATATTCCTGTGCGCATTTCCGATGGCACAGAGACATGCGGAGCCTTTATGGAGAAGGCGAGGCGCTATCTGGGCGAGGCCATCTATGGGCAGAATGAGGCAAAGATTCAGATTCTCCAGTTCATTGCGAGCAAGATTGCGAACCCTGATGCACGTGGCCTATCTCTGCTCTTGGCGGGCCCCCCTGGTATTGGTAAGACGAGTCTGATTAAGAATGGTATCGCCAAGGCGCTGGAGTGGCCCTTTCAGTTCATCTCCCTGGGTGGCGATTCTGATGCGAGCAGCTATGTAGGGCACCAGGTGGTGTACGAGGGGTCTCACTGCGGCAAGATTGTGAACTCTATTGTGAGCGCCAAGTCCATGTCGATGGTGCTGATGTTTGATGAGCTGGATAAGATTAGTGCGACGGCTAAGGGTGAGGAGATTCAGAATCTGCTGGTTCATCTGACGGACCCTGTTCAGAATGCGGATTTCGAGGACAAGTATCTGAGCGGCATTCCTATTGACCTCAGTAAGGTGCTGTTTGCGTTCTCGGCGAATGACCTGGGGAAGATTGACCGTGTGCTGATGGACCGTATGGTGGTGATTGAGCTGGCGGGCTACAGCGTCAAGGAGAAGCTGACGATTGCGGAGACCTTCCTGCTGCCTGCGGCGCTCAAGGAGGTGAATCTGGATGAGAAGGTTCACATCAGCCATGAGGTGATTGAGCACATTCTGACGAACTATGCGAGTGAGGAGAAGGGTGTGAGGGAGCTGAAGCGCTGTGTGGAGGGCATTGTACAGAAGATTAACATGCTGCGGATCTTCAATACTAAGGATTTGCCCTTTCACATTCCCGATTTCCATCTGCCCTTTATGGTCAAGAAGAGCCACGTCGACCTGTTTCTGAAGAAGAAGGCGGTCG